ACCAGATGAGTTGAGTATAGTGGGTAGAACTAGGAATCTAGAGCAAGCATAATAAGTTCTCTCGGCATCCCAGCACCAACCCTCAAAGTCTTTATCTTCAAAACTATATGTCACGTCATGCTTTGAATTTGCTCTCAAGATACCAGCAAGGGCAAGTGCCTTATCAGTAGGATTGATTATGTGTACATGCGTACAGAATCCAGCATCCGAAGATGAGTACACAAATGCTGGACCATGCTCAATGAAATACTTACTATCACAAGCTGCCATTACCACTGGATTTGTTGGGACTTCACCGTACATTTTATTTACCTATTATGTTATAGTTGACGCCACCCTTGGGCATATAATCTTCGCGCTTATAGCCAACCGCTTCTGCGCACTCTACAGCATTCCAAAACAAGTCAACAAGTTCCTGTTTGGGATGATCAACCGCCTCGCCAGTAAACCAGTCAGGCTTCCAAGGTTGTGTCGGCATATGAGTATAATGTAGCTGTTTAAACGGAACGATATCCCCATCGTGGCTGTTCCAAGCAGGATCTAAGTCGCCGACGAGGTTATTTTGTATGAACAGATTGATGAACTGGTGGTGGGCTGTAGGGTTGCCTTTCCATTCAGATACAGGAGACATTTGGCTGAACTTAGCGCAGTCAAACAAAATAACGCAGAACTCCTTTCCTCCGAAACGCTTACCGTCACGAGCAAGCATCATCTTATCGTCAGGGATCTCCATATCAATCAACTCGCCGATATCTGAGAAGTTGAGCATATCGCAATCTGTGTATATGGCTCTACCTTGGAAGTTACAGTATTCGGGGATAGCCCAGCGGAAGCCAGAGAAGGGAGTTGACCAGTTATGATCAGCAAAACCGTGCCAGAATGACTCGGCATCATTAGTTTGGCGCATCCATACAATATCAAGTTCTCGATCAGTATTTTTGCGTAGAGTGTATTCATATGCCATTTCAATAAGAGCGTCTTCACCGTTAGCGGATGAACCTATGAATATTCTTACAGGGTCGTTCATAATAGTAATCTCAATGTTTAGTTAATTATACAATACTATTGACAAAAAGTAAAGTTATTTGTTATAATCTTCCTTGAGCTGAGATATGTGCTTTGTGTGTAACTTTAGTCCGATAAACTCGTTATAATAGTCATCCCTGAGAAGTACATCGTTTGCGAACTGTTCGCGAGCCTCATAATATGAACACTCACCTTTAGTTCTAGCCAAGTGCAAGATCTCTCGCTTAAATACGTTCCCTTGCTCTACCAGATCCTTAACCTGTTCACTTGACCCATAATACGTTTTCCAGTCAGACTGTACTTTAGTTTTAACTTTACGCTTCCTTGTCTTTGTTACAGGTAGAGTCTTTGGTCGCCAAAAGAACTTCTTCCCAATATACGCCATACCAGTATCAACTTCTGTCACCTTGTAACAAAAGCCGACCCAATCTTTCAGGTCGGCTTCCTCAGGAGTAAATGGCTTCCCTTCATATATCCAAGGATTTTCGTAATCAGTCGTCATCAAAATCTAATTCATCAAGTTCATCTAAGACTTCGTCAATATCATCATGCTCGTCGTCAAAGTTTAGGTCAACTTCAGAACCGCAAAATGGGCAGTATATTGGACTATCTCCTATGGAACCTTCGCCCACAAGATGAACCACTGTGTACTCGTTCCCACAGTCATCACAATTTAATTCATATGTTATTTCCTGCATTTTATATCCCTATTTGAACGTGTAACGGACTTCAGTTTCAAAACTGTGTTCCCAACTATCCACGTTAGTTGATTCAACCTTGCCTTTGACGGTAAATCCATTCTTGAACTTGAATTTATAACCAGCCTCAGTTGACACTCCACTAGTCATTTTTCCTGCCTCAAAGTAGGCACTCTTTCCCTCATAACCCAGCCGAAAGTGATTCGTCGCATCATCAGTAAAATAAGATACTGCGTATGAATCACCCTTTATCTTCTTCGCTTTGCTTTTGAATTCAACATATGGGTTGGCTGTCGCTAAACTCATTCCCATTAATGCTGCTACTAATACTACGCCTTTCATGCTGCCGCCCCTTGCGCATATGCTTCGTCCCAACCACCTTTCAATCCAGCAACTTCATATTCCGTAACACGGTTCTCAAAGAAGTTAGTGTGGTCGGCACCATTCAATACCCATTCTAGCCAAGGCAGAGGATTTTCTTTCACCTTGAAATTAGTTCTGAGTCCCAGTTGTAACAATCTTCTATCAGTTATATAGCGGATGTACTGTTTCACCTCTGAGGACTCTAGACCCTCAACTTCACCCATCTTATAGGCAAGGTCAATGAACTTGTCTTCCAACTTCACAGCATGGCGAGCCAACTCATAGATTTCTTTCTTAAAATCTTCATCAACAATGCGAGGATGCTCAGCGCAGAATGCTTTGAATAGTTTTGAGTTGCCTTCAACGTGAATAGACTCGTCACGGATACTCCACTCAACTACCTTACCCATTCCCTTCATCTTACCGAAACGCTGGAAGTTTAACAACATAACGAATGATGCGAACAGTGCTACTCCCTCATTCATAACCGATTTAGCTAGTGACAAACCAAGACCACGCATAGTGCTAGTATCAGATTGCATCATGTAGTCAATCTTATCTGCCATTTCGGTGTACTCAAGGAACGCATGATATTCACTATCGGGCAACCCAAGCGTCTCATTCAGCAGGGCATATGCTCTCTGGTGAATACCCTCCCTAGCAGCAAAAGAACCTAGCATATTGCGGACTTCATTGTTCTTAAACTTAGGAACAAACTGATCATAGTAGTTCTGACCGACTGCAACGTCGCTCTGAGTAAATAGTCTGAGAACATTGGTGATATACTCCTTCTCAACTTCAGTAATTTTACCACCTTTCCAGTCAGTAACGTCTTCAGACAAATCAATTTCATCTTCAATCCAGTGTGCCTTCTCGTGGCGCGTAGTAATATCTACAGCCCATGGATAGTGAAACGGTTTATAAGTTTCCGAGAACTCAAGCAAACCGCCTGACTTTTTTACCAGAGTGTCAGCGACTTTCATCAGGTCATCATACGTTCCTATATGCTTATCGTCAACATAAATCTGAGGTACTGAGCGTGCTCCAGGAACTTTCTGGTAGAACGCTAATCTTTGCTCTTCGTCATCTAGCATAATCTCAGTGAACGTGTGTCCGTGCGACTTAAACCAAAACTTGGCTTTCTCACAGAACGGACAGTTACTCTTGCTGTATATTAAAACTTCCATTTACTTCCCCGATTTCTTGTTTTCTATTATGTTTAGTTTAACACCTATTGTAGCATCTAATCGGCTCATAGGTATGTTGTCTTGAGATAACTCAAGAGCCTTTTGTTTCATATTTACATTAAAGTTGTTGCGAAACCAAATGTCAATCCTATCGGCAATGTTTACTACTTTTCGGAAAAACTTGCCTTTGGTTTTGTTTATGATTTTCATCAGAACAACTCCTTCTCAGTCATTACCTCAAACGCCATACCATTTTCTTTTGCATATTCAGCGGCAGCTTGCCACTTTGCCTTATTCACTTTCCAACCGCGCTGATAATGTGGTTTTATCTCTATCAACTTTTGTTGCCGATTACCATCTTTATCAATCAAATCAAGCCAGAAGTCAGGGTAGTATGTTCGATTCTTTCCTTCAAACACATAAGGAATCTTTATCTCCTCGCTTGACCAAGCTAGAATTTCATCCTTACGATCACAGTACACCATTAGCAGCCTTTCCCAGCTGCTACGGTATATAATCTGCTTTACTTTACCTTGATATTTTTCTGGCTTCTTGGGAGTGAACTTACCCTTGAAGTTGTTTCTCATATTCCTACCCTTGACAGGCTACACAGTCATCCTGGGAATCATCAGCCGAATTGGTGTCGCTAAACTCAGCCAGCCTTTCTCTTGCAACTTTAGCTGCAACATTCTCAGCCTTGTTTGATGTCTCAGTCCTCAGGTAGTATAACCCTTTTGTGCCATAAAGCCAAGCATTAAAATGTACTTTATGTAGATACGATTTAGTCGCGCCAGCTGGAAAGAATATGTTTAGGGATTGCCCCTGACACAAATATTTTTGCCTATCTCCAGCTTGCTTAACAATGACATCTTGATCAAGTTCAATCGCAGTTTTGAAAACATCTTTAATGTGATCAGATAAGAACTCAAGATGTTGTACAGATCCACCCCCAGTAATGATCGATGACCAAACTTCAGGAGTATTTTTTCCAAGTATTTCAAGTTCTTCTTCGAGATACTTGTTTTTGGTTAAATGGCTTCCTGCCCTTGTGCGTGAAGTGAACGCATTTGCTTTCCATGGCTCAATAGAAGGAGAAGTCCCTCCAATCAAAGAACTATTAGCATTTGGTGCGATAGCTAATAAGTGAGCGTTGCGTCTCCTTGAAACGGGCAGGTCGGGTGCCTCGCCTCGTTCGACGCCAAGACGTAGCGTTTCCAACTCAGCATCTTCTCTAATTTTACTGAAGATCTCGATATTGATTTTCGCAGCTTCTTCGCTCTCGAATGCTACTCGATGTTTTTGCAGATACGCATGATAACCCATCGCTCCGAGCCCAAGACTACGCTCGCGCATAGCGGAATACTTGGCACGGGATATTTCCTCTCCTGCGTTGTCGATAAAGAACTGCAGGACGTTGTCGAGAAACCTGATAAGATCAGGCACAAGACTACTCTTTTTCCATTCATCATACTTCTCTAGGTTCAACGATGACAGACAACATACAGCACTTCTCTCATCATTTGTAGCCAGATGAATTTCATTACAGAGGTTTGATCCGTTTATTCGTAAGCCAATATCCTTCTGCTCTTGCGGCATTGCTCGATTGGCGGTGTCAATAAAGTTTAGGTATGGCTCGCCAGTACGATAGCGAGTCTCTAATAAAAGTTCCCATAGTTTACGCGCTCGGATAGTGTCTCGAACTTCGTCATCATTAGGGTCTTTCAGTCCCCAAATCAAATCGTCACTTACAGCTTCCATAAAATCGTCAGTCAAATTTACAGCATGGTGTAAATTCAAACATTTACGGTTCACATCACCAGTGGGGATGCGCATATTTATAAATTCGACGATATCTGGATGAGATATATCCATATATGCTGCATATGATCCTTTCCTTGTCTTACCTTGACGATACGCAGTCATATCACTATCGACTGTGTGTAGGAATGGCATCGGACCAGGAGCAACATCTGATACTGAACGAATATCCGACCAGTGACCTCCTACGCCACCGCCCTTAACGGACAACCAGCGCAGTTCGGCAGAATGGTCGATCAACCCTTCTAGACTGTCAGGAACATATGTTAGAAAACATGAGATAGGTAGCGATTTTACCTTTTCGCCTTTCAATGGAGCATTTGATAGTATGGGGGATGAGAACATAAACCACCCCTTTGATACAGCATCATATATTCGTTGCGCCAACTTCATATCACCGTCACAATACGCTACAGCTGCTCTAGCAAACGCTTTTTGTGGGGATTCTTCATCTTCTCTACAGTAATAGTCTTTCAATAATTTAACCGCTTGATCAGTCATCTCTGAATCGCGGTCATAATTTACTCGCACACCAAGGTGTTTGCCCGAAAGTCCGAACATAATTTTCGCCTTATTTTTTCGTTACTTCTTGTAAGTTTAGTTTATCGAGAACCCAATCTTCCGCTAGATCCTCAGCCTTTGCCTCACGTGCCGTGGGAATTCTGCCCAAAAGTTTATCGTTGTGATATAACTCAATCATATATGAATGATCTCTTTTGTGTACTTTTGAGTTTTTTGTTTTTTCTTCATTCCAATATTCGCTTAAAATCATACTTTACTCCACTCACTTAATTTAGCTTTTGCAGCTAACCCTTTGAAGGTGTTACTACTTATAACCTCTTGAATTTCATCCAAGCCTTTTCCAGATAAAAACATATCGTTTATGTCTTTTTCTTTAATACCGTGAGGAAAAATTGTAACCGAATGGTTTCGGTCAATAGTCTTACGAATCCTCCTGACGATCTGAGCGTTTCTCGGCTCATTATCGTATATAAAATTATAGTCAGCCGTTATCATATCAAGTCCACTGACATCAGCACCAGCCATAGCGATAGCATTTTCTACAAACATACTGTCGATTGGACCCTCAACTACTCGAACTTCTTTCCTAAAATCAACAGTATCGAGTCCGAATATCTTAGGAGAGTCAGATTCTAGCATAATGGTGATATACTTTAAATCCGACTTGCCCAACGCTCTTCCCTGGAACCCTATCAAGTTCTCATCCTTATCAATAAATGGGATGATAATTCTCGGCTCATCAAACTTAATATTGGGAAACTTTCCTGGCTCGCACAGGTTTACAAACTCATAGAACTTGGGTGCGTAGAATAATTTATAATGGTAATTTGTAGGTATTCCACGAGATAGGACATAATTTCTAGCCTTGTGCCCAACCTTTAGCT